ATGGGCGGCGTCAGCTTGCTGGCATTAAGAATGATGCACTAGACAGGGAAAAAAGGGAGATTGAGTTGGAGCTATTGCGCAGAAAGCTGGAAGAATAAACCCGCCGAAGCGGGTTATTTTTTAGGTGGCTCCGGCAATGGCATCCAGTGGGTTATTTGTTTTGAAATTTCGTAGTCGTACCACATGTTAACTGGCGTGCCGTATGCAACTTTAACGAAGTGCATGGTTTGTATCATGCATTTTGGGTACTCACCATCAAACTCGGCCGCAACAATGTAATATCCTGTTTTTTCCGGAAGTCTATCTTTTATGCTAATCCACTCGCTCATATCTCACCCCTTCTTAATTGGCCTAAACTCGCAATAACTCCCACTTCTCCACTCAGTGGTGTAGCACTGCGGAACATATGGTTTAGGTAGCGCATGGCGCACCCCAGGCTCGTGATACGCCACTGGCACGGACAAGGCCACTGATAGCAGGATCGCCCATATCGCAATCGGGGCCGCCAGCCACGCTGTGTGAAATCGCGACATGGTTTTGTGGTAGTAGCGGTGCATTATTTTGGATCCTTGCGGTAGCCTGCGTCATAGAGCTTACCAGCCTCTAACTCAAACACAGAAACGTGCAGATCAACATCTTTGCACATCTCCTCAATCGCCACCTCGCGCTCTGTGCGGATGGGGCGGAATGAGACTGGGTTGCGGTGGAGTAGTCCGCAATATTGCTCATCGCCGCCCGGGATCCGCTTCATGACAACACCATCACCACGAATAACATATTTGATTTCACACTGATACCACGGAGCGTTTGCGCCAAGCGTGAACTCACACGCCGCACCAACAGGCGGCAACTCACCGCGCTCGAACCATCCGTTATCCTGTTTTACTTCCTGCTTGTTGCTCATGTTCAACTCCTTATTGTCTTCGATGCTGATGAATGGATCAAACTTGTAGCGGTCGGATTTGAGCTCCTGCACGGCAGCAAGTACATTTTCGGTCGCTTCTTGCAGGCGTTGGGTGACTGCCATTTCAGACAGGTCGGCAGGCCGCCTTTCTAGAGTGTCGCACCAGTCTCCAAGGGTTGTTCCAGCGTAGCCAGTCCACTGAGCAATGCCAAATTCAGGACTGTACCAGGTGCCATTGTTGGATTTGGTTGCGGCGCCTCGACCCCAGCACCAATATCCTGAGCTGTGCTGCGCTATCCACTCGGCAGCGCTTGGTGCCGAATCCCAGCTTGGCTTGTTCTGCAACTCTGCGCGGCGGGCTAGCCATTGTGCCTTGGAATATGGCTTTGCGTTTAGCACCGCATTCCCCATGCAGTATGGATGATATTTAGATCCATTTCTTGTGTTCATATAGGAGTTGTCACCATTCTTCATTTTTAGCATGACTATAAATCCAAAGTTTCCGTCCCACTCATGAACATTCCGCGCCAGCCAGTCCAGATCTGTTTCGTTACTCATGGTTTTCTCCTTGATGAATTACCTTGCCGCCCAACTCCCGGATCGTTTTGCCTGACTTCTTGGCGAGCAGAAACTCTATATAGGCACCCTCCGACCGCTCCCACCCCGGCAGCATGACCAGCTCGTCAGCCACCGCAACCATTGGCAGGCAGATCTGCATATACTGGCCCTGAGTCAGGCCGTCCGGCAGCGTGGCCGGATTAAGCGCGCTATGACCCTGATCAGCAAGCTCGGCGGCGACCTTATTGAAAAGTGGTCGGTTGTGGTCTTTGATGCCGGACATTGGGCCGGCTATGTAGCAGATCATTCATCTTCTCCCGCGTCAGCCACCTCAACCATCCCCTCAGCTGGTGCAACACCCTGGCGCCACGCAGGACAGTTATGGTCGAGATAGTCGATTGCTTGTTGCTCGTTTTTGTTGCTGTTGGCCTTTACGTAGTCGATCAGGCGCTGCCGGTAGATCTCTTGGTCTACATCCTGTTGTATCACTCCCAAATCTCCCTGTTTTGGCGCTCAATATCCAGCATCTCGCGCCTTACCTCAATGTCACGCCTGCACTTTGCGCGGCTTATATCAGCTACTCGCGGCCGACGGATGGTGTTGTTTATGTCTTCTAGCTTGCGAGCCTCTGCGCTGCGTAGGCGCTCGTGAAATGCCTCGTTGTTTGATGGTCTTAGTTCAAAGCTCATTTATAACTCTCCTTCATCATCAAGAACACGATCATTGCAGCTCGCAGCGGGCTTCCATGAATGGTACGGAAGCGAATTCCTTCGGCGCCACCAAGAGACAGAAAAGACTGCCATTCAGAGTTGTTCCATGGCAAGACAGCAATCTTATTTGCTGTGATAATCGGCCAAGCATCGGATGGGTTGTTGCAGTAGTCAACTTCCATGTAAAACATTCCATTCGTAGCTGAGTCACTAACCTTCACCATTGTTTCGCTGCCATGCACATTGCCAGCGTAACCACCCATCAGGTCAGCCACTTGTTCGTTTATCTCGTTATCACTCATCTCTTCGTAGTTCATCACTCAACCCCGCGCTTATCGCAGCACTCCACGCAAACGTGAGACATTGCCATCAGCTTTACGGCTTGCTCATGGTTGGATGCCATAACATTGGCGGCCTCGTAGCATCCAGTTTTCTTGTTAAATCCGCTAACTCGAAATATTTTCATCTCATCATCTCCTGCTGGTTCAGCTCCATCGCCTCACCTTCTGAAATAAGTGTACTAACTGAATCGGTTACTATCAAGGTGTTTTTTGTGGTTTATGTCACGAAATGAAAAGCCCGCACTTGGCGGGCATTGTTGTTATAACTGACCCCATTGGTCACCGAATTTGAAGCCTAGCGAATCCAGCTTCTCATCCATTTCAGCGATGAACTTTGGCACCTCAACCTCGAATCGATCGAACATTTCATTGTCAGTAGCGAACGACTGCACAAACAGGCGGTTTTTTGGCTTACCTCTCATGCGGGGGTCAAACGATACGAAGTCCCATCGCTTCAGGCCAGTTACCCACATGCAGAACTGATACTGAGCATGGTACTCAGGCTTAATCTTTCCGTTGATAAGCGTATCGACATGCACCGCAGTGGTGAACGGACATTTTATTTCTATGCCTCGGTCATCTGTCAGGCCGTCAGGACTCACTGCGCAGCGCATGGACGCATCACGATAAACCAAGCCGCATGTCTCAACTACCTCAAACTCTCTCGCCTCGTAAGCCTCGCGGGCCAGTGGCTCATGCTCGTGTCCATACTCTGCCTGCCTGAACTTAACCGAGTCCTGAATAAGCCCAGTGCACACTTGGGCTATCAGCTCGTTCATGTAGCCAGACTTTCCGTCTGGCGTAATCATTGGCAGCATGCCGCGAACAAACTCTATGCACTTTGCCTTTGTGCCTATGAACTCATTGCCAGCAAAAACAACTCGGTTATCGCCTCGCTTCTCAAGAGCCTCAATTTCCAGGTCGTCAGGGAATGGCGCCTGTCTGTCTCGCATCAGCACATCGCTTATGCGAGAGGCAGTAATGCATCCTGCTCGATGCAGCAACCATTCATCGGTGCCCTGTGCGATCTCAAACGTGTTAACGCCGGTGATTGAGTTGGTGTAGATCACTTTGTCGCCTCCATCTTGCGGGCAGCCCATTGCAATTCATCATCATTCATGGCCTCAAATGCGTGGATTGGCTCTGGAAGTTTCTTGGCGCTACTGAACCACGCGAAAAACTGTTCTTCTGTGCGCCCCTTGCTGGTGATGGCTGCCTTGATTGCCTCAACTGGATTGAGGATGATTTCTTCCTTCCTCTCAAGCTCATCAACAAAACCCTCTCCTCCCTCAGTGTTGAGGTGATGAACGGCCATATCAAGTCGCTCAACTCGCGGCCAGTATTTCGACGCGCGCTTGACGATAGTCTTACGAGCCATCTCATCCCACCACTTCTGCCACGGGCCATTCTTGGCCTTACTTGATGCCTCTACCTGCTTAATCTCTGCAAGGCTCATTTCCTCAGTCAGGTAGTCGCCCTGCGCAGTCTTAACGGTGCAGTACCCACCAACAACAGCTCCACGCTCACCGAATGCGTTGTACTTGTGAGTTGGCGCACTATCCAGCCCGTTCGACTCGTAAGTATCACTGGCGTACACAAGCTTGCACTGTCCCCACTGGATCGCGCCGGAAACCTGCGCAAGGTGCAGCAAGCCCATGTAACTGATGTCGAGGTGCACACCGCCATCGCGTGGCACAAGATAGGCAAGCTTTGCCGCGGGGTTAAGAGTGATACCTATAGCTGCCACGTTGATGATTGCATTTTGCGCACTGCTTTGGTTGGCCATCGCTACCTTGGCAAGGTAGTCGTTTTTCTGGAATGCCTGAATGGCGAACTGCTGTTCTTTCTGCCAAGTTATAGACTGGTCGGACAAGGCCTGATTAAACAGGCCAACCTGACTCCCAACAAAACCAACTACATCAAACCCACTCATCGCGCCGACTCCTTCAAATCGTTATTTTCGAATGCCATCTCAGCTCGAGCCCAAAGCATCTCGCGGCCCATCTCTTCTTCCGCTGCTAAGTGCTCATCCCACAACTGATCTACTACTACATCCAGCAGGAACGCCTTGGCGATAATCTCGATAGCTTCGTGAGTAGCGCAGGCCCCAAGGCGGAATGCTGCGTCAATCTGATCTCCTTCCAGCTTTGTGAGTCCAAGCGCATCTGACACGGTAAGCAGACGGCCACTTGCGTCCTCGATACCTTCAGCAACGAACTTGTCCCAGTTGTCGGCCAGCCATTTTCGCTGGAATTGCAGCTTGCGGTTGCTCATGATTTACCACCGGCAACATACACGCCGTCACGCAGCGCATCGGGTTGTGCGCGCCGCTCGCCTCTGGCTTTGGCAATCACCCGGTCACATCTTGAAGGGAATGATTGTGACTGAGGCATCTCACCCATTGCCTCCATCAGGAGCGCAAGCAGCTCCTTATTCATCTGCACAAGCTCATCGTGATACTGAATTGCATGGTGCGCATACTCATGCGGAGTAACCCCATCGTCATACTCTTCAGTCACTGCATACAGAACCTTTACGTCAGTCTCTACGACATCGCATGCGTTAAAAACATCCGCCATCTTCCAATATTGCTTCATCACTTTCTCCTATTTTCTTATTACGCAGCTGGGGATTTTTCGATAATCATGCGGATAACTTCCCTCCATTCACGCCAGAACGTGAGCGCGGTTTTTCCGTCCATTTCGGCAATGCGGCGATCTTCAAAATCCCACCAATCTGAAATTTTGTGGCTCTGACACCCTATCTGCAAAACCTCAGACGTGTAAGTGATCGCGTATACATCAGAAACAAAAATTGACTTAATGCGATTGCGCTCCCCAGAGCAACCCCACAGATTGGCACCGCGCAGGTTGG